ATGCCGAAGGTGCTGGAATACTTGATCTTGGCAAGCTTGCTATTTGGTGGAGTCAACAGGTTTTAGATTGGCCCGAATTTCAAGACATTGAAAAAAATATGAAGTAATTAAACACACAATTGATACTGTTGAAGTAGAGAAAGTAAAAGTTGTTACTAAAAAAGGACAAGATATTGTGCATGAAGTAATTGAGCACGATACTTTAGTAAAGTTAGTAGATGTAGATACTACTGCAATCCTTAAAGATTATTTAGCAAAAGTAATTTATAAAGATACATTAAAGTTAGATGATGGTTTAGGAATTGTCGCAGTAACCGATACTATTCACAAAAATAGAATTTTGGGTAGAACATTTACCGCAAATGTAAAAGAAAGAATTATCAAAGAAGAACTTATTGTTAAAGAACCTGCAAGAACTCAATTATATTATGGTTTGAATGCTGGATTTAACAAAGAAGATTATATTTCAGCTGTTGGTGCTGGTTTGATTCTTAAAACTAAAAAAGATAAAATCTATAACTTAAACATTGGTGTAAATAATAGAACTGTTGATGGAACTAATGGTTCATTCTCACCTTATGTTGGATTTGGTACATATTGGAAAATTAAAGTAAAGAAATAAGATGATAAAATTAATGGGTATTGTAACCGGAAAACCTAAAGTAAACGAAGTAAAGGATACTACGCAAATTATAGAGAAGATAGCTAAATTGACTGATAGAAATGACCACACTGGTGCTGTAATCGAATTGGCAACATTTTTAAATAATACAAAGGCTCTTAAATTATTACAAGCAATTGAAACAATACATGATATAGAAGGTTCTATGCCATCAGAAGTTTCTAAATATAGAAGTAGCATTTTAAAAGATTTGACAGATAAATTCAAATCAAAGTATGGTGATGATGCAGCTAAAGAATTAAATAAAGCGTTTTAATATGATAAAGCTAAAAGATTTACTAAACGAAGGATTGTATCATGTAGGATATAATAAAGGTAGAGGACAAGGTACAGGAGTTTTTAAAGATTCCTATTCATCATATAAAGATGCTAAGAAAGCAGTAGAAAAACTTGAAAAGGAAAGAGGTGGTTCATATAATATGGTTGCTTACTATGTAGCCGATAAAGATGGAAAGTTTGTAAGAGAATCGGTAAACGAAGCAAAAGCACCTTACGAAGTATATCATAAATCATATACATCGGCAATCGAAGCAGCTAGAGAATATGCGGAGAAAAAAGGATTTGAAATAGATAATGATGATTCTTTTACAAAAATAGGAATGGGACCTCGTAAACCATCGGAAGGTAAAACAAATAGATTTAGCATACAACTAACTAAAGATGGTAAGTTACAAAGAAAGCAACTTCATATCCAAGTATATGGTATGAAGAATTCTTACGAACTAAACGCATACATAGCATAATAAATGAAACTTTCAGAGTGCATTATTGTATCTAAAGAAATAAACGATAAGTTCATCTTAGCTAAAAATAGAGATAGAGCTTATAATCCATCTTTAGAAATTGTACATACTATCATTGATGGTGTGGAAGTTGCATATCTGCATGATTTAATAACCGATTGGAGCGAAGGTTTAAATGAAAACGGAATAGGTGTAGTAAACTCTGCACTATTGGTTGGACATGATGAAGCGGAACATAAGATTGTAAAGAAAGGTGGAAAGCCAGGACCTGATGGAGATAAGATGAGAAACATCATCAAACAACCTACCCTAATGGATGCAGTACGAGCTGCACTATCATATAAGGGTAAGAGTGGATTATCTCTTAAAGGTCATACATTTGTATCATCACCAAAACACATGGTTAGTATCGAAACTACATCAAAGCATAAGCCTGATGTTAAACTTCAAAACTCCGAATCGCCTGTTGTTCGTACAAACCACGGACACATGTTCACCGATGCTGGATACACAAATGGTGAGAAATATCTAAGTTCAAAAATGAGAAAATTATCAGCAGAGAAATCAGTTGATAAAGTTGAGGATTGGAAAGGGATAGCACAAGCTATGAGAAAGGAATACTTTCCAAAAAGACCTCAATTGAATATGAAAAGAGATACAAAAGAAATGTCTACATCATCTCAAACTGTAATGAACCTAACCGATAAGGTATTACAAATAACATACTTTAAGAACAAAGTAAACGAATTCAAAGGTATTAATCGACAACTACCCGATGGATACCAACCTAAGATTACAATTGAAGTAATCCCAGTTTAATTTCAACATTTTAATAGAACCATATTTATATACATACAAAATGTAAATATATTAATATGTCAACAGAATTTGAATTATTTAAAGGAAAGAATCTAAGTTCTCTATTTGAGGATATATATAACAACCAATTATCAAAAAAAGCAAAAATATCTGCTTTAATAGAAGAACTTAAAAAGATGATTAAACACGCTGGTGATGTGGCAAGCGTAGGACCTATCCTATCCTCACTAATTGATAGTTCTGTAAAGAACGATGACCAATTGGTTAAACTTGCAACAATTGCAACTAAAATTATAGCATCGGAGAAGAAAACCGAAGGACAGGATGGATTCCTAACTGAATTTGAAAAAAATCAACTACTCAAAGAATTAGAAGAAACTAAGCAAGAGGTAGAAAGGGTAGATGATTTAGAATTTGAATTGGAAGATTTAAAAAAGAAAATGAAGTAAGATGACTAGATTTAAATCCAACACCCAACAACTACAACAAGGAGTTGCACCTAATCAAGCTGTTGTTTATAGTGTTATATTGGATAATACGCATCCTAAATATAAAGATGCTGGTGATATTGGTGGAATAACATTTAGAATGTTAGACCCACTACACCCATCAGCAACTATGAGAGATACCGAATTACCAATTGCACATCCATTTGAAAAAAACTTTATAGATTTACCTGTAATTAATGAATATGTATCTATTGAAAAATCCGGTGTTAGGCTTTTGTATAAAAGAATATCTGGTGATGTAGCTGGAAATAAAAATATAAGTGGAGCGTTTGATACTATTTCAAAGAAATTTAGTAATGTCACTACTGCAAATAATCCGCAAACAGGAAACAATTCTGATAAAATTCAAAGATATGAAAGAACAGAAGATACGCAAATTGCAAGAAGTAATTCCGATACATTAGATTCCATAAATCGTGATGGATATGGTTCATATTACAAAGCTTCAAACATACATAGATTATCTCTAAATGAAGGAGATACGCTTATTGAATCTCGATTTGGGCAAAGTATTAGATTTTCGGCATACAACAATCCAGCTAAATCATTTGCACCAACTACAATCATTAGAAATAATGAATCACCATTAACTCAAATAAGTCCAGCATCATCTGGGAGTATAGTTGAAGATATAAATAGAGATGGTTCATCGATAGTATTAAGTTCCGGTGAATATGTATTACCTTTTATTCCTGGTACAATAAACGACAAGGGTACTACCGATTTTCAAACACTACCAAAATCTTTTAAACCATATCCTGAAACTCTTAAAGGTGACCAAGCATTAATAAACTCTGGTAGGATTATATTATCTGCTAAAAATGCGGAAATGATGTTTTATGCAAAAGGTAATGTTGGATTTATATCAGATGGACAATTTTCGATTGATACAAGACTTGGTATGAATGTTAGTGTGAATGATAATATAAGTTTCATAACAAACGATAGAGATTTTCAAATATTTGCTGGAAACGGTTCTGTATTTTTGGGTAGTAAAGATTTAGAACCATTGGTTAAGGGACAGAAATTAGTTGATATTTTAAGTGAGTTGATACAAGCAATAGGTGATATGCAATTCCTAACACCATCAGGCCCAACGGCAATAGGACCTAAAAATAAACCTGAATTTGGAAAAATACATTCTAAATTAAATGATATACTTAGTAAATTAAATCAAACATCGTAATGGTAGATAAGAATAAAGTTAGTCAATCGGTAGATGGTAAAGTAACAGAAGCAAAAGGAGCAACAGCTGGTGCAGCAGATGCTGCAAAAAGTAAAGTTCAAAATGCATTTTCTGATTTAAAAGGTGATGTTAGTGCATTGTTAAAAGGACTTAAAGATTCTTTGGGTATACCTGATTTACCCAAATTTCCCAAAAAACCAGCATTTAAACAACTTAAAAAATTTGAACCTAAAAAAGCACCTGAACCAAAAGCATTTCAAAAAGAAGAAAAGAAATTTGAATTTGCACAAGCCGCACCAATAACACTACCACCACCAAAACCACCAGTAGACCCTAAAGGTAATTTTGTAGAAGAATATAAAGGTTATAAAATATACTTAAAAGCTGATAGATTACCAAACTTTTATATGGAATCTAGATTAAATGATGGACCAGTTACATTTACAGGACCTGAAAGTCGTAGTGCAACTAAAGCTGAACTACTTGCGTATCAGAGGAAAGTAATAGATGAAGCTACATCACAATAAAATATTTAAATAATGTCTTGGGAACTTTTCAAACAAAATATTTTAAGAGTAGCAAATAGTCCTGAAGGAATTTCGGATATTGATGTTGTTGCCGAGTCTTATGCAAAAGAGTATGATTCTGCGGTAAAGCGAGGATTTGATAGAACTCATTCAATTCCATTGGTTTCTGGGAATGTTGAAATGATGAAAATCTTTTTTAAATCGGCATTACAAAAAGGATTAACCGCATCACAACCATACGATTTAGTAGGTGAGATGGGTGAGGGGGTTAAAGCATATTGGGCTGGTGCTGTTATGGCAACGGCTCCAATACCAATACAACCAGCACCAGGTAGTACAAGTAATATACAGGTTACTCAAAATACTATCACCGATGTAGGAATTTGGAAACAACCACAATCTTCAGCAAATACAGAACCTAACTTTGAATTAAGTAATGAAAGGAGAGCGGAAGTACAAGAACAATTAGAAAGAGCAACCACAAATTATAATACTGCTGTAGCAGAAAATAGAACTGTTGATGCATCTACGTTAGAGGATGAAATAAATAAGTGTGAATCTATATTAATTGAAAATGAGGAGTATAGAATAACAATACCACCTGTTGAAAATAAAATGGATGCTGCAGCAGTTCAACCAATAACTACCACAACTACCACAACCGCACCAACTTCAACGTATGTAACCCCAACGCCCAATCAACCAAATTCTTCAAACCAAACACAAACTCAAGAAGAAATAGATGCAGAAATTGCTGCATTTTTAGACCAATCTGATGTAGGTGGTGTTGATTCTGGAGAAACTGTTACGGGATTTAAATGGAATCAAGGTAAACCATTTGTACAAGGATTTAAAGCAGGTGGTGGTATAGGCGGAGGTGGATATGGCGGCTCTTTTAACCAAACATACCCACCACCAACATTTCCACCAAACGCATCACTTGGTTTAAAAGCAGTATTAATTGCACAAAACGATGAAGCTAATGGTGTACGTGAGATACCAAAAGAAAGTGATGGTGGGCATGCTAGAATAGTACAAATGCATAAAAATGGTGGAGCTGGTACTCCGAATCCTTGGTGTGCATGTGCTGTAACAACTTGGTGGACTGAAGCTGGCGTTGTTATATCCGGTCATCCAAATAAAGCATACGTTCCAACTTGGGTTAAGTGGGCTATTGATAATGGTAGATGGGTTAGTAAAGTAGATGGTGCAAATCCAGACTATGTACCAAATGTTGGAGATGCAATTGTATATGGTTGGGGGAGTATGAATAATGACCATGGTGGAATGGACCATATTGGTTTGGTTTTAAAAGTAGAAGGAGGAAAAGTATATGGCATAGATGGAAACTATTCAGCAGCAGTAACTACACATATAGCTAATCCAAAAACAATTAGAGGTTATATAATAATAGGATAAAATTAATTTAAGTGTCAGCAATACAACCAACGGATAATACGGCATTAATAGTAGATGAGTTTATATCATACGCAACTAACCACTTAAATAGTGTTAAAGGTACGATATATACTGTATCACTATATCCACCAATAGGAACTCCAAATGTTGGTGTACTCAATTGGACTGGATATTCTGTTTCACCATCAAATCAAGCCAAAGTAATAACTGAAGATGACTTTAAACCTAAAGAAGATGTAGATGCACAAGAATCGGTAAAACCAACAGAGCAAGAAAGTATCCAAAATGGAATCACAGAAGAAAATATAGATGCAGAAATTGCTGCATTTTTAGACCAATCAGATGTAGGTGGTATTGATTCTGGTGAAACTGTTACGGGATTCAAATGGAATCAAGGTAAACCATTTGTACAAGGATTTAGAGCAGGTGGTGGAGGTGGTGGTTTTTCTTCTGGTGGAGGTGGTGGTATTATTAATGTAGATTTTGGTGCTTTAGATTTAAGTGCCGATTGGATTACATTAGCTGCAAAGTTTATAGGAAAAAATGAAGGGTTTTCAAAAAATGCAGTAAATGATGAGGGTGACCCAAGACTTGGATTTGGTACTAGTAAAATATTAGACCCTTCAACTGGACAAATAAGAACTGTTAAATATGGAGATACTACAACTGTAGAAGATGCGTTAAAGGTATTACAATATGAAGTTTCTATAACATTTAAAGCTAGATTAGTGGGAAGCGGTGATAATAAAATATCTGAAGAAGATTTTAACGCATTAAATAACAAACAAAGAGCAGCTCTTTTAAGTTTTGTTTATAACTGTGGTAGTTTAAGAGCAGGTATAGCTGCATCGGTGAGAAACAAAGATTACGCAGGAGCTGCTAATGGATTATTAAATGGACCAACCAGAGGTGCAAAAACCGGCCAATTATATCCAGGTTTAGTTAGAAGAAGAAAAGAGGAAGCAACCCTATTTAGTACATAATTTTCAAAAATAACAATTCAAATATTTATAAACATAACAAATAATAAAGTATGGATACGGACAAACTATTAAAAGCTATTCAGATTCTTATTAAAGAGGAGCTTAAAGAGCAATTACCTGCATTAATTAAGGAAACTGTGAGAGCTGAAGTAAAAAAATTAATAGCAGAGGGTAACCAACCTGCTAAACCAAAAACTACTGGATTATCAATGGCTAAAGCTATGATGGAAGATGATACGATTGTAGAATCAATTGAACAAAAAATAGTACCACAAAAGCAATACAGCAAAAACCCAATGATTAATCAAATCCTCAATGAAACAAGAGGTGGTATTCCGCAAGGAGATGGTGGATTTAGAACAATGAACTTTGGACAAGGTGATATGGGTTCGATTGTAGGTAAAAATGCAATGGCTGAGAAAATGGGTTATGGTGAAATGGCTAAAGGACCTCAACCAACTGGATTGGGAGTAAACACTGGAGTAGCTGAAATAGATAAAGCTTTGAATAGAGATTATTCGGAACTTGTAAAAAGATTTAAGAAGTAATGGCAATTATATTAGGTAGAAAACCAATAATAGAATCTAAAGAATATGATGATTATGCAGTTGGATTAGCCTTGCCAATTCAGATAACTAATGTTGCGTTTACGCAAAATTATACTGAAATAGAACAAACTTAAATCTAATATAAAAAATTTATTATTAACAAAAAGAGGTGAAAGAGTAATGAATCCATTATTTGGGACAGGGGTAGAAACTTTATTGTTCGAACAAATAACAGATGATTTTGAAGACAGGGTTCAAGAAATAATAACAAACTCTGTTGAAAGATATATACCAAATGTTAATATCGATGAAATAACTGTTGATATGAGTAATGAAAACAGGGATAAAAATTTAGTGAATATATCATTGAAGTTTAGAAGTAGAAATACTGGTAATTCTGGAGTAGTATCAATCAACGTTCAACAAACAGCACCATAATATGAATTCAACACCCAAGTAATAAAACATACAGCGGAAAAGATATAAAATATCTTAATAAAGATTTTTCTGCATTTAAAAGATAATTTAGTAGAATTTGCAAAAACGTATTTTCCTAAAACAAATACGGATTTTACAGAGGCATCTCCTGGTATGATGTTTATTGAAATGGCATCTTATGTAGGTGATGTTCTTTCTTATTATGTAGATGATACTTTTAAAGAATCATTAATAACAACAGCGGAAGACCAAGAAAATGTAATAGCATTAGCTCAATTTTTAGGATATAAACCAAAAGTAACATCACCTGCTACAACAACATTAGAGATATATCAAGTAGCTCCATCAATTGGTAGTGGGTTAGCAAATACTATTGATAGTAAGTATTTATTGCGAATAAAGCAAGGTATGGTAGTTGAATCTAAAAACGATTCTATTAAATTTATAACTACCGATGTAATAGATTTTAGTGATTCTAATAATAGAGAAATTACAATATACCAAAGAGATGCAAATACTGGAGACCCCACATTGTATCTTATTAAAAAATATGTACAAGCAATTTCAGCAATTCCAGAAGAAGATACTTTTGAATTTGGTTCATACGAACCATTTGCAAATATAGTTTTAGAAAATACTAATGTAATTGAAATATACGATGTAAGGGATTCTAATGGAAACAAATATTATGAAGTTCCTTACTTAGCACAAGAAATGGTATTTCTAGATTACCCAAATACTTCTTTAAATGACCCAGACCTTGTTCAATTTAAAGATACTGTTCCTTATATTATAAAAACATTAAAAACACCTAGACGATTTGTTGCAAAAGTTAATTCGGATTTTACAACAACTATCCAATTTGGTGCAGGAAATCCAAACACAGAAGAAGAAAACTTAATTCCAAATCTTAAAAATGTTGGATTAGGACTACCAAACTCTATTAGTAGATTGGAAGCTTCATTTGACCCAACTAATTTTTTAAAGACAAAATCATACGGAATATCACCATCAAATACAACAATCACTGTAAAATATTACACAGGTGGGGGTGTTTCATCTAACGTTGAAGCAGGACAACTTTCAAATATAACATCTATTGAATTTGATAATGATTATGCTGATTTAAACGCAGCACAAATTGGAACATACAATAGTTTAAAAAACTCAATAGCAGTTACAAACAAAATACCAGCAACTGGTGGTAGAGGTGCAGAAACAATTGAAGAAATTAGACAAAACGCTTTGGGCAATTTTGGAGCACAAAATAGAGCAGTTACATCAAAAGATTATCAGATTAGAGCATTATCAATGCCTGCAAAATATGGTGCAATTTCTAAATGTTATGCAACGGCCGATGGAAAATTGGATAACAATTCACCATCATCTATTTTAGCATCTCCGAATGTTCTACAAGAATTTACGGATTTAGTTATGGATTTTGTAAACAAATCGGATAATGAAGAACCAACAAGAGCTTCAGTTACTTCGGATATTACACAATTTTTAATTGGAAAAACATCTAATGAAAATGAAAAAAATAATCCATTTGCTATTAACTTATATATGTTAGGTTTAGATAATTTTGGAAAATTAACACCTGTCAATAGAGCAGTTAAAGAGAATTTAAAAACATATTTAAACGAATATAAAATATTAACCGATGGTGTTAATTTTTCCGATGGGTTTATTATAAACATTGGTGTTGAATTTGAAATAATTTGTGAAAGAAATGATAATAAATCCGAAGTAGTTACTAGGTGTATATTAGAGTTACAAAGATATTTTAATATAGATAATTGGTCTTTTAACCAAACAATTAATTTAAGTGAATTAGAAGTATTATTAGCAAATGTTGATGGTGTTAGGTCTGTTCCAAAACTTCAGATAACAAATAAATGTGGAGGTAGATATTCACCAAATTCATATAACATAGCAACTGCAACAAAAAATAAAGTGGTATATCCATCATTAGACCCTTCTATTTTTGAACTTAAGTTTCCGAATTCAGACATAAAAGGGAGGGCAATATAATGGCATACTATTTTTTAACAGCATCAAAAGATGCATCGGTGTACTTACAACAACCAAATCAAAATACTGGTTTGGATGAAATATTAGAAGTTAGTAAAGTTTTCTATGGTAATGTTAAAGATGTTTCCCATGCTTTACTAAAGTTTGAGTTAGGATACCTATCCGCTTCATTAACAAATGGAAGTATTGGTATGAGTGAAGCAATTTTAATGGTAAAAGAATCTCAAGCAGAAGAAATACCATTAGAATATACAATTCATGCAAACGCAATATCTGGAAGTTGGGAAATGGGAATTGGCACTAGATTTGATGCTATAACTACAAAAGGTGTAACTTGGAATTATAGAGAAGGAGATACTAAAATAAATTGGTTAGATAATGATTTTAACTCATACACAACTGCAAGTATAAATGATGGTAGTGGTGGAACTTGGTGGACACAATATAGTGCATCTCAAAATTTTAACTATGAAAGAGGTGATATTGATATGGATGTTAAACCTATGTTACGAGTTTGGATGACCGGTTCTATTCCAAACGATGGATTGATGTTAAAATTCGCAAATTCAACATTGTTTCCAAAAAATATAGAAAGTGATACACAAGATTATGGAATACTAAGATTATTCAGTAAAGAAACATTTACAATATATCAACCAAAGATTAGAATAGGTTGGGATGACCAATCTTTTATAACAGGTTCATTATCCGCATTAACTTCAAATGATATTAAGGTTAGTGTTAAATCATTCAAAAGTGAATATAAAAAGAATAGTATTCCAAAAATAAGAGTAGTAGGTAGAGAATTATATCCTGTAAAAACTTTTACAAATTCATTTTCATATTCTGATGTAAAATATCTTCCACAAACAACATATTATCAAATTAAAGATTTTGCTTCGGATGATATTATAGTTCCATTTAGCGAATATTCAAAATTGAGTTGTGATAGTGATGGTAACTATATTAAATTAAATCTATCGAATTGGGAAACCGGTAGAGTTTATAAAATAGAATTTAAAATTGATATGGATGGTGATGTAAAGTATTACGATGATAAGATTACATTTACTATTGTAAATAACTAATATGGCAGTATTTAAAAAATCATCCGGATTACGAAACGAATTTTTACTTGATAATATAAGTAAAAGTGGTTCTTTGGTTGTGTCAAAAACTAGCGAAAATTCATATCAATTTAACGAATTAAATGATTTAGATGGTGTTGTTTTTGGAAAATTATCAAATCCGAAATACAATGAAAATGATTTACAAAAATCAATAGATACTCGTATATTTGAATTAATACCAACAGAACCACCACCATTGGATGATGATGTTCCGAGACCGGTATATAATGAAGTAACCCAATCTGTTATTGATTTAACTGAAGAAGTTATTAGACTTAATACAATTGTAGTAGATTTAACAGCAAAGGTTAGTGAACTAGAAATAGTTTCGGAAAGTTTGAGAGTTGATGTTGATGCACAAAAAATATTAGTGGCATCTTTTGAAAATCAATTAAATCAATCAAATGTAAAAATATCATCTACAGTTGTTGATTTACAAAATTCTATACAAAGAGGAACTGCCGAAGCTATTCAAAGAGTTTCTTTAACAGCTCGTAACCAATCATTAAAAGAACAAAATGACCAATATAAAGAAATATTGGAAGGTAAGCAAGCTAAAATTGCAGAAGGTGCAAAAGTTGGTATGGATTTCTCTGTTAAGAGTGTTCAAAAAGGAGAAGCACAATATGGTGATTTAACTTATAGAGCTAGGGCTAAAGATGATGGTAATGGTCAATGGATTAATGGACCTGATCTTGAAGTTTATAATTTTTCAAAAGAACCTATAACAGTAACATTTGAAGAAGCGGGTCAAACATTAGGTTCATTTGAAAAGATACCATCGTTTACTTTACAACCAAAACAAACTAAACTACTGACGGTAAAAACAATTCCATCGAAAATAGATGATTTCAGACCTTCAGCTGGTTTTACACTTTTAGGTGATACTGAATATAAAGGAAGCTTAAATATTAAATCACAAAAATCAAGTGTAACATTGGGGGTTTCAATTCAAAAGCAGGTGGGAACAAGTTGGAATTAGTAAAAAATAAATTATGGCAGCATCGGGATTAAAAAACTTTAAAGAAATAATTCAAAATAAGGCTTATCGAATCAACCCAAATGATAGAAAAATATTTGAGCAGGGGGATTTACAGTCTTTTTTTGGACTAAGTGAAGATGATGTTATTGAATTTATTATGTACGATTTTTCAGAGAATCAATTACCACAAAAAGATAATGGATTGGTTAGATATATATCTCTTACAAATCAAAATATAAATGATTATTTTTTATTAGCGGAAGGTACTGTTATGACTAAAAATAATCTACCATCTGAATATTTTATAGATGTTGAACGATTAATAAATGAAGCTGGATATGCCAATGGTTTATTCAAAACACAAATATCTCTTATTAATAAAAGAATTGGGTCATATAAAGCAGATGATAAAGTTTGGATTAGCGAAATATCACCATCCAGAACAGAAGTTAGAGTATTCCCATTAGAAAAGAGCGCAAACATAAGTGATATAAAAGAACGATTTAATATATTTTATAATAATGGTGATTTTAGAAGTGATACGATATATAATGCATTACGATTGGTTGAATCTATAAACTCCTCTGTTATTGATGATTTTATAAAAAACACATACGGACAGGGCTGGTATGAAAAACTAAAAACGGAATATAAAATTTTTAATTTTGATTCTTTCACTGTTAATGTGCATAAAAAATTTGTAGAATCTTGTTATTATGAATTCACAAATAGAATATCAGATATTAAAGATTTAAAATATGGTAAACCAAGAACAACAAAACCACCATTACAATTATCCGAAGATAAGATAATAAGAAGATTATCAGAACTTATTGTTAATTCTATTAATTTTTATTTATCCCAAAAAGATGAACAATTATCTGCAACATCTGTAAATGTTAATATTGCTAGTATCGATGATACACCTTCTATATTACAATCAAACGCATCTGATATACAAATTGATGCTAAAGTACCTGAATTAAAAATTGTTACAATAGAAAACCCAAAGCAAACAGAAACTAAGTTAGCGTTTACTAAAAAAATAAAAAAAGAATTGCCAGAAAATACGCAACCTATTCCAATCGTATATCCTGTTGAAAGAGAAAATCCAACAACTGGTGAAGTAATAACAATAGAACAACCACCTATTGAAAATGACCGTAACGAGTTACCTATTATAATAGAGACTCCAACCGGTGGAGGAGGTGGTGGTGGTGGTAGAAGTTTCTCTGAAGCAGCTAACTACGATGATGGTTTGTATAATGGAACTATGCAACCAACATATAGACCTAGACAAGAAGAATATAGATAAAATAAAGATAAATATTTATTAAGTAATGGTAGAAGCAAATTATGGAATATTCGGGGATGATTTTTCGTTAGAGGGAACAAACCCTGCAAGTACACTTAATAGTATTAGTGATTCCTCTGTGTCCTTTGGTGGTGGGGGTGGTGGAGGTGTAGTGTCAACTCCAAACGATGTAATAATTCCGATTACAACGAATCCAAATGCGTATGGTACAATAAATGCAAATACTAATTTAATAGTAAACATTAAGGCAAACGCGGAAGCTCAGATATATGTAAACGCAGAGAATACATTCAAAACAACAACAGATAAATTAGATATATCATTAAATGATTTATTAAAATTTGGAAGTAAAGTTATAACTGTTGATAAACTTGGATTCAAATCAAATGAAAAATATGTATTTAGAGCTGTAACCTAATTTAAATTTTAATTTTAGTAATTTAAACTTTAATATAAACTTTAGGTGATAGTTTAATTGGTTATCAAAATAGATTATTACCAAACTATAATGAACCTTTGGTTGGGAATAATGAACCAATATACACAAATACACCTCCATTTGAAGTAATAGTTGAGTATTATAAAGATGATGTAATACAAACGTTTCCATATAATGCATCAAATCAAATAATTGATGTTGATTTTAATTTAGAAAAAGGAGAACTACCAATAGATGTAAATCCAATAGATTCAAATGCAACTATTACAATTGATGTAGATGGTATTGCAGATTCTGTTTTATATTCAACTGCGGTGGTTGGGGATACCTTAACTACTGGTAAGATATATACATATACCGAAAAAATCGGAACAGAAATAGCTATATCATCATCCGATTTACAAAGTTATATAATATCAAAAATTATAGTTACAAACGCAAATGGACAGTCGGAGGAAATACTACCAACGGTTGAATCAGCCGAAAGTGATATTTTAAATAATACAATTAGAAATTCAAGTGTATTTTTAAGATTTGAAGTGGGTGGTAATACAAAAATATCAATAATAACAATTGAAGCTCCTACTACTAAAATATTACCATCAATTCAATTCTTAAATAAAGAAAATAATAGAAAGTATAACATAAATGACAAATCGGATATACCAATTGGTATAATTAAAAATAGAATAGTATCCGATGTGGCTATTTACATTGGTGATAAAGTTTACAAATATACAAAATTAAACGAAAACACACAATCTGAATTACTTGTAACAATTCCAATATCTGCTATTGAAAAAATAGGAAATTATAGAGTTGTATTAGTACCATCCACTGCTAAAAAAACAGGTTTAAGTATTTTATCATCAAATCAAAACTTTGATGGTACTCCCATTGAATTTACTTTAAATGTAGTAAATGAGGTTTATGTTGGTGTACCTGATATTAGAAATATATCATACCCATCTGAATTAATTGGTCCTGATTTTGTAGGAACTGATGTTAATTTTGAAATATTATATCAATCAATAAATACCGATTATATTAGGATATATAATGGTACTAACTACACACAAGTATCTCCTAGCGGAAAAACTCCATTAAATATAAAAAAATTAATAGAGTTAGGTGGTAACAATATAGCTGAAGACCAGCGTAACATTGTATTAAATTTAAAATTAATACCATACAACATTAGTGGTATAGAAACTGTTGTTGGTAAGGAAGAATTTATTACTATTAAATTTATAAAAAGTAATTTTACAATACCAAGAAATGTTGCTATTAATAGAATAGCAGAAGGATTTATAGGTCAATTTAATAGAAGTATATTGAGGGAAAAAACCTCTAAATATTTAACTCATCTTTTGCATTTTGGAGAAGGTGATAATAAATTGATTACAACTTGGACTGGTAGTCAAAATTCATTAATATTAAAATTATACGAACCATTACCAACCTCAATACAAACAAATCAACAAGTTTGGGTTTCTAAGATTTTAGCAAATCCAATAATCGATACTATACGTTTGGTTGGGGATACTACTCAAAACTGCCCACCATTAAAAGGACCTAATTTTTCTTTAGAAATTGATAACGGAATTGGCTATCAAGTTTTTGATGAATTAATAGCAAGTGGTTCTTATTCATCTAATGTTATTATATAATAACTATGTACAATCAAAAGGAATTGATACAAGTAAATTAAATATAGAATATGTAAATAATTCTGAATATGTTTGGGAAAATTATGTAAACTTTGGTTCGGCTGAGGAAAAGAGTAAATAATTTTATTTATAAACTTGGAATACTTGAAAAATATATTTTAGAATACCAAGCAATAACAGAACAAACTTTCAATGTTGGTTTTGTATTAACAGAAGATGCTCAAGGTATATTCACACCTGAAATAGAAGGTAATGAAATAATAAATACTGAAGATTCCTTAGATATAAAATTTGAAGTTGCAATAGGATATGGTCAGTATTCAGTTGATGAATCTGGTGTATTTACTTAATAAAATTAATAATATAATTCAAAACTTTGATGGTTTTGAAAAGTATCTATACACATCAACAAATATATTAGCATATCCTAAGTTCGATAATATTTTTCAAGATGGCATTACAAGAAAAGTAAATTACTTATCAACAACAGATGAAGCTAAATTATGGTATAATATTATAGTAGCATCTGCCGAAAATTACGATAGATATAATTCAAATTATTTAGTTAATAATCTTCCATTGTATATACAAGAAGATTATGATAATAATGATTTTATTGTATTTTTGGATATGATAGGTCAGCATTTTGATATAATTTGGGCTTATATAAATTCTCTTAGAGATAGTAAAAAAGTAGCAGAATTTCAATCAAAAAATATAATAAATAGTATTGTTGGGCCTGTTTTACAATCACTTGGGTGGGATACAAAAAGAGCATTTAATTCTAATTTCCTGTGGGAGCATGTATATGGTACAAATAGAGAAGGATACCAAATATACTCAATGCCTCTTGATGATGCAAATAATGAAGTTTGGAGAAGAATCTTAAATAACTTACCTTACTTATTAAAACATAAGGGTACTGCTAGAGCTATGAAAGCTATTATGGCTTGTTATGGTGTACCACAATCTATGTTGACTATAATGGAATTTGGTGGACCGCAAGACCCAACAAAAGATGCAACTACTAAATTTACATTCGATGATAGAACATCTGCAATTTATTTGACTGGTAGTTTGAATCAAAATGGTAGTTCTAATATTAAAGTACCTTGGAAAGTAGCACCAACAACTGGTAACTATCCAGCTTGTGTTGAATTTAGAATAAAGCCTGATGAATTACCAAATCCATCATATACTTTAATTTCTGGTAGTGAATGGAAAGTTGATTTTGTTAGAACAACTGGGTCATTCGTTTCTTTGGAATTAAACTTTGGAGGTGATGTTGGGGAGAGTAGTTATTTTATGACTAGTGGGATTGGTACTCCTTATATCGATGTGACGAGTGAAGAATATGTATTTGGTCCTGAATATAAAACAGGTAGTATTAATATTCCATTATCATTAGAGAATTATACAAACATAGCTATCAATAGATATAATTATGGTGGTTCTCAATCACAATATGAAATATGGATGGCAACATCCGATGGTATTAGAATAAATACATTTGTTAGTATGTCTTTATTGACATCTGATAATCAATGGGAAAGTGGTTCGTCTTTACAAATTGGTGGTAACGGATTTTCAGGTAATGTTGATGAGGTTCGTTTATGGACTGTTCCTTTACAAAGAAGTAAATTTGAAAATCATAGTTTATTCCCTGATGCAATAAATGGAAACTCATATACAGCATCAACCTCGGATTTATTATTCCGTTTAGATTTTGAATATCCAAAAGATAGAACTAAAGATTCGTTTATTAAAAACGTTGCTATAAATGAAAGCTATGCAGAACCATTTGCATCTGCAAGTAATATGTATTCGGCATCTGCGTATCCATATCAATATACACCATACGATAGAACTGTAACAGCTACTGTTCCATCATTGGGATTTAATGTTTCTAATAAAATTCGTTTTGAAGAACAAACATTAATAACTGATTTATCTCATAAAGTAAGAGCAACTAAAAAATCATTTGATAGAGCTCCAATAGACTCAAATCGTTTAGGATTATTCTTTTCTCCAATTAAGGAGCTAAATATGGATATTTTAAAAGCATTTGGTGATTTTAATATTGATAACTATATTGGTGACCCATCGGATGAATATAAAGATAATTACAAAGAATTAAGTACTCTTAGAAATTATTACTTTGAAAGACTTGATAGAAACATATACGAATACATTCAGTTAGTAAGATATATAGATAAATCTCTTTTTGATGTACTTGATGATTTAGCACCTGCTAGAGCAAAGGTATCTAAAGGATTATTAATCGAACCTCACTATTTAGAAAGAAGTAAAGTAAAATGGACTAAGCCTGAATCCGAAAGAAATGACTTTGATACTACAATTTCTACATTTGATGATGTTTCTATTGATTCTACATTGAATTACAATGAAGGTGAGTTAAATGCACAAGAGATAGCAACATTAGAAAGTAATTTAAATAACTTTGATGGTGTTGTTGATGCTAACGATGGTGTTATTTTAGAAAGTACAAATCCAACATACGAATCATTAATCGATTACAATTTTGTAGATATATTGGAAACAGAATATCCTACATATCCATCTCAAGGTTCTGTTAATATAGAATGTCCTACCGGAGAAAGTTTATATGGAGAAGTTGATTCATTTTCATCAACTCAAATTGGAATGGATAAAAATTCATTAGCTAATTTAGGTTATGGATTATATGCAAAACGTGGTAATTCTGTATATAGAACTATTGATGGCATATTTGGAAACCTTGAAACTACTGGAAGTAGAGTTAGTGCATTTTTAGTAAAAGAAACTAAATCTAAAAAGAAAAAAGTACAAACAGGTGGATACCCAGCAACAACATCCGGTCCTGTTAAATATAGTACAATAACTACATTTGAAGATAAGTACTATGTATCATTACTACCTTTTAGTGGAAGTATATCTATTGGAAACGATATAGTGCAGGTAACACCTATCAACGGATACCTCCCAACTCACTATAAATTTGTAAATGGATTGGGTGAAGGAATGCAACGTTCATTTTGGAAAGGTTCTCAGCAAACTTTAGCAACCACACCTGATGGATTGAGTCCTGTTGAAACATTTACAACTAATCCTAACATACTTAGAGTGGCTAAGACTGGTAGAGGTAGTGGTGAACCAATACTTGAAGTGGATTAAGATTGAAAATATTAATTGGTTATATTTATTTTAGAAATAAAGCATTAAAAACAATATCAAATGGCATATTTAGATAATACCGAAATTACCGTAGATGCAATTCTTACCAAAAAAGGAAGACAAAAATTAGCATCTGGTCAATCATTAAACATTTCAAAGTTCGCTTTGGGTGATGATGAGATTGATTATACATTATACGAACCAGCACATCCAAAAGGTTCTGCATACTATGATTCAGCAATTAGAGCTATTCCTATTACGGAAGCCTCTCCCGATGAAACACAAGTATTAAGATATAAATTAGTAACCCTTCCAAAAGGAACTACACAAATCCCAACTGTAAGATTGGGTGTACCATCAATAGCTGTAAATCAGTTGGAAGGTGGTGTTGGATTAACACCAACAACTTCTCCTGCTGGAAACGCAAACGCAGGATACACTGTGGTATTAACCGACCAAAGAGCTGGTACATTGACTGTGACTAGAGGAGCAACTGCAGTAGGTAGTGTTCCTGTATTCTTAGGAGAAGAAATAACAACAACTGCACAGGTAGTAAGTGGTTTAGAATTTAGATTCACTCCAAATCCAAACTTAACAATTGATGTAGCAACTACATTGACCGTTTATGGAAACGAAACTGGAGGTTCTCAAACTATACCTGTAACAGTAACATATAAAGCATAAAAAGACATAAATAATGGCACTAATAAATGACCCTAACGTAACCGCCCAGATTGCTGCATTAGCAAACTCTGGTACGGTTGATACAAACCAAATTGTATCTATTTTAAATAGCGTATTACCAGCTGGTCAGCAAATCGCTTCAAACACAAGTGGTGTAACTACTGGTATTTACAAAAGATTTGGTGATTTTGATAAAGTTAATGCAAAAACGGAAGTAGTAACTACTGGTTTATGGACTGGTGATTCTGGTTCTTTAGCACAATTCTTTACAGCATCCGCACAAACAACAGCAACTAGCGGATACTATTACGCTAATGTGTATGATTATAATCCAACAACATACTCCGATTCAGCAGAGGTACAATTTGCAATTGCGTATGGACATGTACATGGAAGTGGTTCTATGACATTAGATGTTAATGATTCTGCACTTTTAGCAACTAAAGCAACTTACGCTCAATATAGAGCAATGTTATTAGACCCAACAGATACTAAATTCTCATTCCAAAATTCAGCTGGTACATTACAAGATTGTAACGCAGTTTACATTATCAATGTAGCTAGAGGTAGATATAGAGAAAAAATGGATGCTGGTAACTGGTCATTAAAATTAACGGCTGGTAATGGTACATTCACATTCATTGATAATAGTGGTAAGAAATTTGGTGATGATTTGGGATTAAGTGGTAGAACATTTAAAGTTGTTTCTGGTTCTTTAAATTTAGGAACTGAAAATGAAGCAACTATCAATACAACAACCGATGCATCAACTGGACAAGGATATGGTACATTCTATCCTGATAGAGGTATTATAGTTCTTAACGCTGAAGCAATCGGTGCTACATTAGGTACTATTGCAAACCAAACAATTTACACAAAAGATGGTGCTATCATTCAAAGTGGTAGTGTAACCCCATCTCACTCAACTGGAGCTGAAATGTTTAATCAATATAGATTACTTCAGGCAATCCGTAGAGGTGGTGACTTCGAAGCACGTAGAACTGAAAATATCTCTACTCAGCATTTCTTTGTAAGAGCAACAAATAGAGAGTTTAACTATTCTAACAATCCTACATATATTGATGCGGATGGTTTCTTTGTAGAAGGTACATTTGAAACTGACCCACAAACATTCATTACAACTGTAGGTTTATTAAACGATGCAAACGAATTGATTGCGGTGGCTAAAACATCACAACCAATTGTGAAATCCTTTGATAAGGAAGTTTTAATAAAAGTTAAATTATCATTCTAATTAGAAAATAATATAATACGAAAGACCCCCACACACACAATGGGGGTTTTTTATTTAAAGAATATTTATATAAAATCAAAACTTAGATGTTAAAGGAAATTTCTAAATCGGATATTATAACAAGACCAATTAAAGTTTATAAAGAATGGACTTTGGATGAAAATGATATATTTCCTATTTTTGGTGAAAATCCAAATAATACTTTTATTGATGTAGATTCTGACGCTAAAAGTCAAGGGTTTAATAAAAAAGTAATTTACGAATCAATTAAAGCGCAATTTTACACAAACCCAGCAACAGCATCTGCTTTATTTGAAGTTGGTTTAAGAAAATCTTATGCATCTACCGATGAAAGAGTTTTGGAAAATGAAATGGCCATATTTTCAATTCCACAACGATATTATGGGGAAGGTATTAAGGTAGGTACAGTTATTTTAGAAGATGAAACATTAAGTAGAACATATAGAGATGATGGATACTCTAATTTATTAGATTCTGGTAGTAATATAAAAGGTAATGTATTTTATGATAGAGGATTAGTAGTTGTTACTAAAGATGTAGTTAGTGGTTCTGTATTAAATCAATTTACTTTAAGTTATCGTTCAACCAAAACAATATATGAAAACGAAATATTTATTTCAGTATTAGAAAATGAATTCAATGTTTCACAAAACCCATCAGCGGTTGATTTTAATGGAACTGATTTTGGTAAAATAAAATTAACATCAATAACATCATCGATAAATCCAACTGTAACTGGTGGATTTGCAGACTTCGAATACAGCTCATCAATAGATAGAACTGGTTCATTTTTAGCACCCTATATTACTACGATTGGATTATATGATAATGATTTGAATATGGTGGCTGTAGCGAAACTGCCACAACCAATAAAGTCACTACCAGATTATCCAGTAAACTTTATTATTCGTTTCGATACATAGTGTTATATTTATAGGTAATTAAATAACTAAGAAAAATGTCTAAAATAGTAGAATTATTATTAACTAAAAAGCCAAAAGATTCCCAAGCTAATACAAAAGGTATTGATAAGACTCCTATTGGCGTAGAATTCCCATTTCAAAATTCGAAAGATTTGGTAAAAACTGATTTATCAAAACCAAGAGGTGGACAAATAGGTGGTACAACTGGAGGATTTAACCCATCTAAAAAATACGCAGATTCGGTTAATACTGCAAAAAATAAATAAGTGAGCTGGAAATTTAATGGAAATATTGTTACAGAGGAAAACACACCGGAAGGTGCAGTTGGTTTTGTCTATAAAATGATACATGTCCCAACTGGTAGATTTTATATAGGGAAGAAATCCCTAAATCAAGTTCGAAGATTGAAGCCCCTTAAGGGTAAGACTAGAAAGAGAGTTGTTAGAAGTGCTTCCGATTGGGAGAAATACTATTCATCAAACGAATGGATTAAATCCGAAGTAAAAGAGGGTAGAGCTGGTGATTTTGAAAGAGAGATTATCCAGTTTTGCTTTTCCAAAAAATCCTTATCATATTACGAAATTAAATGGCAGTTTCATTACGATGTACTAGCCAACGAACAAGCAATAAACGAAAACCTTATGGGAAAGTTTTTCCGTAGGGATATTATAAATTAAAGTTATGACAATACCTGAAATCGCAAAGAAGTACGGAATCTCCGAAGCTTATTTAAACGCAAAAGATGATGCACTTCAAATAGCAGCAGCATCGTTAGTAGACCTTAAAGGAATGGTAACAAATAATGTACCAAGAGAACAAATTGCTAACAAATTACAATTTTTAGCAGATTTCCTTTATGATGTAAAGAATTCTAACCATTAATTAGGTTATATCAGATAATTTTCGTATATTTGTGGTATTAATATCCAAACTATGCTATCTGGTAGGAATAAATTACAAATAATTACAATATTAGACTCTACACTTGGTGTGGGTTCATCCCTAAAGGGTAATGAACAGGCACATCATTGTCCATTTTGTAACCACCACAAAAAGAAGTTACAAATCAACTTAGATACGCAAAGATGGCATTGTTGGGTATGTGATTCTAAAGGTAGAAGTATCTATTCACTACTCCGTAAACTCAATGTGGATGTAAGAGACCTTAATAAGGTTAAAGATGTTTATGGTGATGAGCCTGAATATGATTCCAAAGAGGAGTATGTAGCTAAGTTACAATTACCAAAAGAATTCAAACAATTATATTTCAAACCAACTGGTTCATTTAATCCATCATATAATCAAGCTATACACTATTTAAATAAAAGGGGTATTAAGAAAGCTGATATAGTAAAACATAATATTGGGTATTGTGAAGATGGATTATATGGTGGTAGAGTAATTATTCCATCTTATGATGATAGTGGTGAACTTAATTACTTTGTGGCCCGTTCTTTTTATGAAGATGAACCATACAAATATAAGAATCCACCTATTAGTAGGGATGTAATTGTATTTGAAAATCAAATCAATTGGAAAGAACCTATCACATTAGTTGAGGGTGTATTTGACTCATTTTCAGTAAAGAGAAATGTAATTCCGTTGCTAGGTAAATTCTTACTTAGTAAATTGAAAAACAAAATTATGGAGAATGGTGTTAAGGATGTAACAATTATGTTAGATTCGGATGCAGTTGATGATTCCACTAAACATACCGAATGGTTTCAGAAAAATGGGATTAGAGTAAAGAATATTATACCAACCGATAAAGATGCTGGTGAAATGGGATTTGAAAAAGTAAACGAACTATTGAAAGGTGCTAAAGAAACCGGATGGGATGATTTAGTACTTTCAAAACTAAATAATATATGAATAGATTAAAAACGATTTATCACATTGCGGATATACACATCCGTAACATCAAAAGACACAAAGAGTTTAGAGAAGTATTCTATGCTATGTTTGATGAGATTAAGAAAAGAGGAACTGATGATGCTATTATTTATTTAGCTGGAGATATTGCACATGCCAAATTGGAAATGAGTCCTGAATTGGTGAGTGAGATTAGTTGGTTATTTACCGAATGTAACAAATTGTGTACCACTATTGTAATTGCTGGTAATCATGATTGTAATATGAACAATGCGGATAGGATGGATGTACTTACTCCAATTGTAGATGCATTAAAGTTACCAAATCTACATTATTTAAGAGATACACAAGTGTATGGGATTGGTGGAGTTGATTTTGCAGTATTCAGTATATTCGATAATAAAGATAATTGGCCTAAAGCTGATACTCTATTTGGTAATAAGAAGATTGCACTATTTCACGGACCTGTTGATAACTCTACAACCGATGTAGGATATGTAGTTAGTAGTAGACACTTTACAACTGATATATTTGATGGATATGATTTAGCACTATTGGGAGATATACATAAAAGACAAGAAATGATTTCACCAAGCGGATGTAAGGTGGTATATGCTGGTTCATTGGTACAACAAAACTTCGGTGAAACCTTAGATAAGCACGGATTCTTAGCTTGGGATTTGGATACAATGAC